TGCCGTTCATCATAAGCAACTCATCTGTCTTTTTACCGCACACAAAAGGGTGCATATTTGAACGACCTATAGCGCCCACTGTAGCATATCTGAAGTGCGCAATGTATGGTCTGTCTGTAACTAAATGAGAATACTCTGAAGACTCTTTGTACTCAACTTTGTAAGTGTCCAACCAAATAATCCCTAAACCGTGAGGATTGATTTTTGCTGATTTTTTTAGGGTTGCGGTTGAAACTTTTAAACCTTTCTGTTTAATGATAATAATACACATAACTTGATCTTTTTGGATAATGCTCTATAAAGCATAGAATCCTGATTAATAAACTAATATTCGACAAAGATAGTACTAGTAATAGACACTACCTAATTTAATCGCACTTATTTTTACTTAAATTTCTTATGTCTTCCGTTGCTAGGCTTAAAGCTTGCCGAACTATCACGGAACATAAGCCGGAACCTGTTAGATTTTCTTTTTAAAATAGTTAAACACATCAGGTATATGTTTCTTGTAGTACGGTTGGTTGTCCTTGCACCATTCTTTTAGTTGATCGTTGCTCTTAAAAGGACTCATGTAGGACTGTCCTCCCATTATCATATTGAAGCTAGGCTCCAACTCATCAATGAAGTCTGAAACTGTCCAACCTTCCCATACGTGTTTCTGTAAATTAATCGTGCTCATAGTAAAAAATTTAATGTTACCGTTTCGTCCTTGTGGACTCATCAGTCAAGGCAAATACCTTGAGACGGAGGAAGTGTCTTTGAAGACACTCCCCGTTTTTCTAGTTGTACAAGAGTCTTGTTTCGTTCATACTTATGTAGTGATTGACAATCCCCTTTGCGGTCTCAAAAAATTCAGGCGGTACGATTAAGTACCTATGCTCGCAAAATACATTTGAGCTGTGTGTCTGCATCTCTTTGTGGGGAACCTGCATCTCTTTTAAGTCCTTAGAAACTCCATTAAGCTCTTTTGTCGCCACATCTGACCTGCAAGGACTATCTGCCCACATACCCGTATCATTCGCTCCACACACCGCATACATGGGCCTGTCGTAGCCTCTGTAGCCACCTGTGCTTATCCACTCTATTGTGGTGTCGTATTGCTCCACCGCAACTGTCTGTTGTGTTGACTCATTCCATTCTGAAACGAAAACCCACTCCCCGTCCCATTCTGCCCCGTTCAAATACCACACCCCTTTACGCTGTGATATGCTTACACCTGTAAGTCCATTGAGACGTGCTTTTGTCGTTACCGTTGCCCATCCTGCGTTCGTTATCCACATCCCATTACTCCTGTGTGCTGCTATCGCATTTCCATGTAAGAACATTGTAACACCGTCTGTGCTATCGTTTGACTTTTTAAATACTTCTCCCGCCTCAAAGGCTCTACAAATTTGTGTTGTGATTAAATTGCTCATGTCTTTTGATTTTAATTATTAGTTTGTAATACTCTTTGAAATTCATTTACTGTTACCTCCGGTACTTTTATGTTGTCTAGTTCCGCTAGGTATTCTAGGACTGCCATCAGTGCATTGTATTGGTTGTCTTTGCTTTTCTCTTCTTTAAAGTTCAGCCCGACAAAACTATCCAAAAAAGTCTGCTCGATTTTGCTTAGTTCCTCAATAGTGTACTCGCTCGTGTTCTCGACTAGTTCTTTAATGCTATGGTCTTTATGCATTCTTATTAAATTCCTCGTAAATGTTTCGACCTTGCTTACTCCTCCAATTAATTCTGCGTGTGTGTTTGAACTTCCCGACCAAAAGCCATGACCCAACAAATTGCCGACTGCGCAAGCCGTGCATTTATTTTGGTCTAGTGTACCATTGTTGAAGGCGTTGTACAATTTTACTGCTGCGTTTTCAAATCTTCTCATTGTGTTTTGTTTTAAATTGTTATTATTAGACTTAGATTAGACAAATATAGAACGAGTAATCGACACTGCCTAATTTATTTTCACTTATTTTTACTTTCCCTTTGTTCACGGGCCTTACAAGCGGTTTGAAAAAGCTATATAGTCATCCTCTACTTTTAAAAACGCTCTGTCCATCGCCTGAATATCGGCTAAATGTAAACTGTTAATGCGCTCCATCCATACGTGGAACCTGTAAGCCTCTGTGGTTTGTGTCTTCAAAGACACTTTGTTTGTCGTGTTGATCATGTTGTAGATTTTATTTCGGTTACCGTTTCGTCCTCATGGACTCATCAGTCAGGGCAAATACCCTGAGACGGAAGGGCCATCGCCCTTCTCGAAATTTAGTCCTCCGTACTATCATCCTCTATGTCAAAATAAAGTAGTAAAGAAAAACCGTATAAACTTGTCAGGCTTACACCTATGACAAAACCTATTTGCCACGTATCCAATGTCATCCAATTAGACAACAAAAACCAAAGAAAAAACAAAGTAGAAAAACCGAATACTACCTTGAAAAAAATTGAAAAGAACCTCATAGCCTTAAGATCTAAAAATTACCTGTAGAAAAAAGTAAAGCAAAAACACTATGCAAAACTTGTAATAGAAACTCATTTTTTTAATCGTGCTCATAATAAAAATTTAATGTTACCGTTTCGTCCTTATGGACTCATCAGTCAAGGCGAATACCTTGAGACGGAAGCGCCCGCGTTGGGCGCTTTTTTTAGTTTAGAAATTTCTCTATGTCATCAGCAATCGTACCTGCATTAATGAAAACTTGAAAACTTGCCGCGAGCGCTAAAATCTCATTTGCTTTGTCCTCGTCCCCGTTGTACATCGAAATCACAATCGGCTTAATGATTTTTAAGAAACTCTTAAACGTCCCGTTTGGTTTGTTTACGCTAAAATTAATCAGCTCATAAAACAGCTCGTACCGTCTCATCATCTGTTTAACGCTCTCAAATTTCGATGGTACTCTAAACTCTACGCAATTACCTTTTACTAACACCGTTTGATATTTCCAATGACACGCTGTAGACCCGTAACAACCACCTGTTGCACTATTGAAATTATCATCAGCCCTATTTTGCATACGTCTGTTTGATCCACAATAAATATTTTTTAGTCGGTGTCTGAACAAAGCGTGAATTATACCGCAATTTTTGCGCAGTAACTCATTAAGCTCAACACCGCCTATTCCACCGGCTGCAACGGTTATATGCCCACCGCATTTTTTATCGCTTGGACTGTGTCTGTCATCGATTATACGCTCGGCCTTATGCATCATGTCATATACTTTAGTTCGCCACTGGCCCTGAGGCAACAAAGGCAAAACATGAGTTACGGCCTCATAACCGCAGCTTGAGTCAGTCTCAAATCCGCAAAACAACTCATATTCACGTACCGCACCGCGGCTAAGTTGGCTCTTCTCAACCTCAAACCCTATCGTAAATTTGCTTTCGTACTCATTACCGTCGAACAAAATTGTATTTTTTTGATCAATTTTTTTGAGTCCAGAGACGTCAATTTTATGACTAGATTTATTTAAAAAGTTTGCGTTCGGCTTTTGGTGGTATCGAGATACGCGACCTCGTCTTGATTCGCCTGTCATATTATAAGTTATGCCTATATTATTCATGTTGTGTTTTTTTTGTGTCTTCAAAGACACTGTTTATAGCTCAATTAAATTAGATAAAAATCGGATTGCCTCAAATATTTCTTCGCGAGTGTTCGTAGTGGTTAATTTGTTATTTTCGTCCACCCTTACAGCTACATTACCGGTATCACGCTTATATGCCAAGGTAAAAATAGTCGCGGTTCTAACCTCAATTTGAGCTTCTTCGCTTGCCTCATTTCCACCGTCTTCGCTTGCCTCATTTCCACCGCTTTTGGCGAATTTAAGTAAGCCCTCTAGCGTTCGGTTAGGCTCGTTACCGCTTGCCGTGCACTCATCGCACAGTTCGTTAAATTTGTCTACTTTTTCATCCGGTAAATTTCCCGCCTTAATCACTTTGTATAAATAGCTTTTTTGCCATCCAAAAACTTTATTCCCTACTTGCTCAGTATTCCAATAAATGCCCGCCTCGGTCATAGCTGCTTTGCCCGCATCGCTTTTAAACCAATCTACAGCCAAAACTACCTTTTTAGCTAGCTCAAGCGTTTGACTGAATTTCTTTTTTTGCCCGTTGCTTAACGTGCGCTGCAGTCCTTGTATGGATCTAAGGTCTAAAGCGGTTTCTATGTTTGCATCCCTTAAGAATGCGGTTTCAATAGCTAATAAATTACTCATAATGTAAGGTTTTAAGGGTTAAATTGCTGATTATCAGCGTGTTAAGGTTATTTTCTAGTGTGTTACTCGTTTGTTCATGGTGTAAATATAGTTTAATACTAAAGTAATTCAATACTTTTTTTTGATATTTTTTATTAAAAGTTCATTTTTATAGCGTTTACAAGGGTTTCAAGAGGTAAAATTTATGTGATTTGTATGAAGGTTTTTTTTAAAGGTGGTGCAAAGCAAGCTCTTAATGTTCATGGATAGTTTAAAAAGTATCTTCAAAGACACTATTTATGTGCATTTTATGTGTGCGCGGTGCTATTGTTGCAGGTTGCATAGTGGTTGCATAGTGATTGCATAGTATGTGCATAGTGATCGCATAGTATGTGCGAACTAACTGCATAGTATGTGCGAACTAACTGCATAGTATGTAAGCTAGTTCAGCGCGAGGGTGCGTGTGTTCGTGCGTGTGTGCGTGTGTTCGTGCGTGTACCTGTAGGCCCTACGTAAAATGCGCGGCCACGGGCGGCCACGGGCGGCCATGTTACCATGTTACCATGAAAAAAGCCAAAAAAAACAGCCGAAAAATACAAAAGCAGTACCCCACCCCTTGTTTTTAAAAGCGATTTCCTTTGTGGGCGCGCGCGCTCAAAACGTCATAACACCCAACTACTACACTTATCTATCAAAAAAACTATCTTTGTTGTTCACTTTAAATGGGAAAAAAATGAGAAGATTAGGTTTAGGAAACAGTATTTATCAGGAGAAGGGTTCATTGAGTCGTTCGGGATTAACTGTTAGTGGAGGTATGTTAATCAACAATCGTCCTGATGGGGAGACGGGAATTGCTTTAATGTCGAGGATTAAGAGTAGCATGAATCGTGCGGATAAAATCGACACAATGTCTACTGCTTTTGCTATTGGCGGAGGTTTGATTGGCGGCAGTGGCAGTTGCGATATGTAGAAATCGTCATTAGTCATGCATGATTAAAAGTAGGGATTCGTGAGTTTCCCTATTTTTTTGTCTTTATTCGACATATTCGGTTATATTCTATGTCGTTTTTGCGACGACTTAATTTTTCTAACTATTTGATTACTAACTATTTATTCTTTTAATGTCGAAAATGTCAATAAAGAATAGAAAGAAGATTAAAAAAAATAATAATAAAAGGTAAATATATATATACTACTATAGGGAAAAAAAAACGACATTTAGCGCACAGCTCTGTGGAGCACCCTTACGGGTAATTACTTTTTGTGGTGGATAAGTACTAGAACATATACTATATTTGCAGATAACTAATAAAAATCAAATCAAATGTTAGAAAATCAAGGATATTCCCCAAAGGATTTACATTTTGGGGATAGTGGGAGGAAAAAATTAGTAAATGGCGTAGTAAAACTATCGAAAGCAGTAAAAAGCACTTTAGGGCCGGGAGGTAATACTGTTCTGATAGAGTCTCCGAATCACACACATGGGATTACTGTAACAAAAGACGGTGTTACTGTTGCAAAGGCTATTGAGTTGCTAGACCCATTAGAGAACTTAGCAGTTAAGATGATGAAGGAAGCTGCTGAGCGCACTGCTACTTCAGCGGGGGACGGAACAACTACGGCAATTGTACTTACAGAGGCATTAGTATTGGGAGGTCTTGAGAGAATAAAAGAAGAACACAATCGAACAGAGGTTTTACGTGCTATGGTTGATGTAAGCAATTCTGTTGTAGATAGGCTTAAACGAAGAGCTAAAAAAGTTACAAGTTCTATGCTTATTGAGGTGGCCAGCATCTCTGCAAACAACGATAGAGAGATAGGTCGCATAATTGCTGACGTTTATAAAGATGTTGGCAAGACAGGTATTGTAACAGTGGAGAGGAGCCAAACAGATGAGACCTATTCGGAGACCACCATGGGGCTTAAGTTTGATAGAGGGTACATGAGCCCAATGTTTGTTAATGACCAAAAAAGAGACGAGTGTGTTTTTGAGGACGTGATGGTATTGGTTGCTGACATGGAGATAAGTAATATCCTTCAGATTGAGAACGTATTAAAGCCTGTAATTAGCGAGGGGAAAAAGCTATTAATAATATCCCCTTGTAACTCAAATGTTGTAAACACCTTTGCTGCAAACGTAATGAAGGGAAATGCTAAGATATGTATTGTACCACCTCCGGGATTTGGTTACAAGCAGCATGAGCTAATGCACGACATTGCAATAAGCGTTGGGGCGACATACTTCAGTGAGAAAACAGGAGATGACCTCAGCATTATTAACTTTGACGATTTAGGCCATGCAGCAAAAGTAATTGTGAGCAAAGACCAAACCATTATTATTAAGTCGGCATTAAAAGCAGACCAAGATGTAATTGCTGATAGAGTTGTTCAGCTTTGGGAGGCACATAAGAACGCAAACAAGAAAAACGAGAAAGACTTCATACTAGAGCGCATAGCATCTTTAACCGGGGGTATTGGAGTGATATTTGTTGGAGGTCAAACAGACCTAGCCCAAAAGGAGCTATTTGACAGAGTTGACGATGCTGTGTGTTCGGTTCGTTCTGCACTTGAGGAGGGCATACTTCCGGGAGCAGGTAAATCATTACTTGAGGAAAGCGCTGTAATAGGCACAACAGCAGGGCAGTCCGTAGAGAAAGACGTTGCGAGCATGATTGTAAAGGAAGCTTTAATGGCTCCATTCCTTCAGATACTTGCAAACGCAGGTCTAAAGGCAAAGGACATTTACGGGGATATACCTCTTGAGCAGGGGCATGGATACAATCTAAAAAACGGACAGATGGGAGACTTAGTAAAGATGGGGATTATTGACCCGTTGAAAGTAACCCGGAGTGCTTTGCAAAACGCTGTTAGTGTTGCGGTATCTATACTAAGCACAAATGCCACAATAACAATGGCACGTAGCTATGGAGAATCATCTGAATCAAATTAAAAGATTCTTAAGATTTACAATAGTTTGGGTAGCGTGTAATCTATCAATACCATTTTGGGTGGTAGGGCACGTTCACTTAACCTTAAACATTTACCAAGACCTAGCCATGGTTCTTTCATCTCTAGGAATGAATATAATTGTGGCCTTAGGTTTTTGGTTAAATTGGAAAGACGAATCTAAACAAAATTACAATATGAAACCAATCGGAAAGTACATCGCAATAAAAAATATTGACGAGCAAATAAAAACAGAGTCAGGGATAATCTTATCAGGAGATGACGTAAATCAAATGAGATACAAACGTGGTTTGATTATCGAGACAGGCACAGATGTAAATCCGGCCATTAAAAAAGATGACCAAATCTACTATGACAAAGCTCAGGGTTTTACAATGCTAATCGAGGACAAACAATTTACGATTATTTCTGAGAGAGATGTCGTTGTTGTTTTATAACAGCATTCATTCTTTTAATCATATCTTGGTAAACTTTGTCAAGATATGATACGTTTTTTGCAAACATTTTATTCTGTGATGGGCTAACCGGGATTTCTTCTCCGCTAAGCTTTCGGTAGATTGACTTAATCATATAGTCGGACTTTACCGTTAACTGATATATTGCCTTATTACCAACTGCTCTTGTTCTAAAAGCAACAATCCATCCCTTTTCTCTTAAGCTTTCAAATCGGCACTTATCCCAACTAAGCAAAGCATCAAACTCATCAAACTTTGCCTTATTAAAATACTTCTCCGAGTACAAGAATAAAAGCATATCTAAGTCAGACTGAGTTAGTCCGTATTTTACTTTTACATACTGACGGATTACTTTCCAATATTTGAGGTAATCATGTGCATTTGATTTCATTAGATTTTTTTTATTACATTTGCTACAAAGTTATTAATTAAAAAGAACTTAGAAAAATGAATCAACAACGCCCCGACACTCCATTAGCAATGACCCCTGAGCCAATCCCTTTTACGGTTAATCAGCAAGCAAGCAAGTATCAAGCAACAGCAGATGCGGCTATTAACCAAATAAACGTGATGGCTAACATGAACAATGCTGAAGGCACTATGCCAAATGAGCAAACATCTGAAGCAAATGGCAGCATCTAAAGACAAAGATAAAAAAGAGGATGTTGTTCTTGTTACGGACATTGGCACAGCCTTAAATGACATCAACAAAAGAGCTTCGGAGCGTAAGAAATTTTTAAGTGATTCTAATGAAAAGGTTATAAAATCTAAAGAAACAAACAGAGCTAAGAAAAAGAGTAGCCAATCATTAATCAAAATATCAGGACTTAAAGGTCTTGGGGATTACGGGAAATAAACACTAAATACTAAAAAAATGAAAAAACCAAATTTACCTGCATCATCAAAAATGAAGATGCCCATGGCGGCAGCAAAACCTGCTATAAAAAAAGGAATGAAAGCATCCCCTAAAGCAGCGGGATCAAAATCGGTTAAGGCCACAATAAAGAAGAAATAATGAACAAAATGAAAGACACTCCAAACCTACCGGGTTCATCTCGTATGCAAATGCCTAGTACAGGAGGAGGTAGTGCTACCACTATGACAAAAGGTTCAAGCAAACTCTCAGGAGGAGGTGGCGATACAAAGCGAGTAATGGCAATGGCTTCAAAGAAAGGCATGAAATCGACTAGTTCATACTAACGATTTGAAAAAGGTAAAAAAGAAAGCCTCTGAATACGAGTCAAAAAAATCATTAGATGGAAAGATGAGCTTTCTAAAAGGCAACGTTGGATCCACTTCAAATAAAAAAAGAAAAAAATGATAACTAGAACATCTATACCATTAGCTCCTACGGAGTTTAACGAGAAAGTTAAAAGGTCTGAAAAAGTTCGTGAAAAATCTGAGAAGGCTCTTAACCGTGCAAACAAAGCTACAGATGAGGGCAGGCTAAACAGAGAGCAGCGGTTATTAAAAAAAGCTGCAAGACTTGAGAATCGCTCTATAAACATAGAGGAAAGAGAAAACAAAAAAACCAAAAAGAAATAACATGGCAATTAAAAAACCAAATAAAAATGTTGAAGAGACTAACGTAGATTTATCTGCAGAAGTGCTTAAACAGATTGTAAAAGAAGACAAGTCTCAACCGGGAACCAAGGACAGGGATTATAGGAAATAAAATTAAAGAGGTGCAAATAGCACTTCTTTTTTTTTGCAAAAAAATTAATATCTTTACAAAATGAAATCAAAAGGGTTTGGGGATACAATAGAAAAGATTACTGAATCAACAGGAATAAAATATGTTGTAGAATCAGTTTCAAAAGCAATTGGAAAAGACTGTGGCTGTAAGGCAAGGAAAGCTTCTATGAATAATCCTGAATTACTAATTAACAGAACGTTTTACAACACCAAAAACAAATAACATGGCAACTCAAAAGTTACAAGCATCAAGAGCATTAGAGGTAATAGTATCTAATGATGCAGACATACCATTTCCTGCATTAATTTTTAAAGGAACTTCAACAGACTCAAGTTCTGAGATTTTAATAGATAGTTCAGCAAGCTTTATAGCTAACAACATAAAAACAGGGGATATTGTTTACAATATCACAAGACAAAACGCTTCAACAGTTTTAAGTGTTACTGACTCTAGTGAAATAACGTTAACAGGAGGTCTTTTTGAGGTAGGAGACCAATACAAGATATTTCAAGCATCTCCTCAAACAGGTCTTGGTAATCAAGGATGTGTATTGTACATTGGCTCAGGAGGTTCATTGTCGGTAACTACTTCAGGTAATGACATATTAGAGTTTAAAAACCTTGCACCGGGAACTTTCTTCCCTGTAAACGTTTTGAAAATATTTTCAACAGGAACGACAGCATCAGACATAATTGCTCTTTGGTAAAACAAACAAGATGACAGGACTACAAATATCTATAACGAATGTAATTGGGCAATCCAATAAAGTTGATTTGAATATTTATTTAGTATCTGAACAAGATTCTTTTTTAGTTTCGGAAGCAGATGCTTCTAGGATGATTATTGAATAAAAAGAACTATTAATAAAAAAAAATGGCTAATATAAAATTTTCAGAATTTTCAGAAACTCAAGAAGTTGCAGACATACCCTTTTTAGTGGGTTATGGAGTTGATAATAAAAAAATACCAACAGCAGCTCTGCTATCTGCATCAAAAGGGTTGATAGGCACTCAATATGTATTTGTACAAGCAAATGGTACAGATATTGAGAATGCAATAGAATTGCAAGCAGCTTATGATTTAGCAATTACAAAAATTCAAACTACGCAAGCTCTTTCTGCACCTTATGATTACCCTTACCAACAAACACCAACCATGCTTGAATTTTTTGATTTTAGTGGAACTTTACCAATTTTAATTCAAGGACAATCTTATACTTTTAATGTTGAAGGGGTTGATATGATAGGAGAAGTCATTACGGAAAGTGGTGGTTCTATGTATGAGGTTGAATTTCCGACAGCGTTTACATATAATGAAGGCGATGTTCGTGTTTACACTCTGGAAACTGTAAGGTCAATCGTAATCGCCGCTCCGGGAATTTACAATTTTGAAAATGGAAATTTTATCATGGATACCGAATATGTTGATTTAGTTTCATTAGACGGAAATAGTAGTATTGTTTTTAATGGTGTAAACACCATCGAGATTTCAGCAAACAATATTTTTGTAAAAGGTGTTGACGTTTTGAAAAAGAATTTTTTTGTTTTTGGAAACCTAAATAAGTTAATACTAGAAAAATGTAAAGGCGGAGACTTATCTTTTTCTGGGTCGGGAGGTAACTTGACCGGTAAATTCATTGATTGTGAAGGAGGTTCGTCAGCATTTGCGGAATCAGGTACGGCATCAGGTACGTTTATTAATTGCATAGCAAAATCTTCGTCCTTCGGTGCTAATGGTGTAGCATCAGGTATATTTATTAATTGCACAGGCTCATTCGCTAGTAATGGTGTGGCATCAGGTATATTTACTAATTGTACAGGAGAAGGCGGAGCTTTTGGTGGTGGCCCTAATGGTACAGCGAACGGTTCATTTATTAATTGTAGAGTTCAGTCTGGTACAGGTTCATTTGGGGGCGGCAGTGGTAGTAGTACAGCATCAGGCATATTTACTAATTGTACAGGAAATGTATATTCATTTGGTGGTAATGGTACGGCATCAGGTACATTTATTAATTGCATCGGAGATACTTATTCATTTGGTGGTCATGCTGGTACGGCATCAGGATTGTTTAGTTATTGTATGAGCGGGGATAAGTCTTTTGGCGGTAGAAACTGGAGTAACGCGATAACAGGTACACTATCAGGTAAACTTTACTACTGCCGTTTGACGTCAGGTACTTTCATAACCAAATCAGGGGCGGGACGTGTTGTTCTTTGCATAGACGGAAATAGTAATCAAAATAATCAATAAATAATATGAAAAATTTTCAATCAACAACAGAAGGGGTTTGGCTAGAGCAAGTTGCGATTCAACTAACAGAAGCAGAAAAACAATTAATGGTTTCTCAAAAAGAAGGTGATGCCGTTAAAAAAGAAGCTTTGTTAAAAAGGCTTAAAAAAGAACGAGAGCAACCAACTACATTAGAGAAGTCAGATGCCCTAACAGCTTTTTACAACGGTATCAAACCAAACCTTAAAGAAGCAGATTTGTACGAGCTAATTTCCTGTAATTTTTCCGAAGATGACACAATGATGTTTAGCGGTATATTAAATTACAGATTGAATACCGAGCATAAGCAGGTACGTTTTAATATCACAAGTAATTAATTAGACAATGAGCAGGAGAGAAAAATTAGACATTTTTTTGTCAAAATGGATAAGCAGAAAATTAATGGTGTTTATTGTTGCTTCTTTTGCTTTATTTAGCGGAAGCATTGATAGCTCTGATTGGGTAATAGTGGCTACTGCTTACATATCACTGCAAGGAGTAACGAGTATAGTTGAACGTATTTATAGCAAGCAAAATAATGCAAACTGAAGACATGAAATTATACTTTTTTAACCTTTGGGTCTTTTTAGTAAGCTTTACTAATATTGAGTCTTTTTTAAAAATAATACTGTTAGTAGTGTCAATAGTTTACACAATTATAAAACTAACTAATCTTTTAAAACAAAGGTATGAAGACAAAGAAGATAGAAGCTAAATACGGCATTCCAAACAAAACAGGAGAAGGTTATTTAGTAACAATAGACTTGCCTTATCCTATGTTTTTAAATTGGCAAACAGACGTATATGTAAATCGTATGCGTTGTCATAGATTGGTGGCTGAAAATTTTAAGAAAATATTTGCAGAAATATTAGAGACCTATGGTCTTGATAAAATAAAAGAACTACAAATTGATGATTTTGGTGGTTGTTTTAATTTTAGACTTATGCGAGGTGGTTCAAGACCATCAATGCATTCTTGGGGATTAGCAATTGACTTAGACCCTGATAGAAACCTTTTAAGAGAAACATCAAGGACTGCAAGGTTTGCAAGACCTGAATACAAAGCTATGATTGACATTTTTTACAAGCATGGATTCATTAGTCTAGGAAGAGAAAAGAATTTTGATTGGATGCACTTTGAGGTAAGTAGCTGATTAACAGGTAGTTGAAAATTACTTATATGCACTTTTATATAGATTAACTAGCGTATATTTGTAACATGAAAACATACGTAGAAACAAGTTATTTACCGGTAGGATATAACATATCTAAAGAGGGTAATGTAATAAGTAAATTTGGAAAAGTTTTAAAAAATTCATTATCTAATAGTGGATATAAATTTATAAATATTAAGAATAAGGGATATTTTATACATAGAGCGATATGCTTTGCTTTTATTCCTAAAGTAGAAGGTTGTAATTTTGTAAACCATAAAGATGGAAATAAATTAAATAATTTAATAGAAAATTTAGAATGGTGTACAAAATCATACAACACAAAACACGCATACGAATTAGGCTTAAAAACTGAAAAGGTTTCTAAACTATATAAAAATAAATTCGGAATAGAACATAATAGAAGTGTAAAAATAATTATTAATAAAGTTACGTACAATGGTTACTCTGAAGCAAGCAGAAAACTAGGAATTGGAATATCAATTATTCATTATAGAGTAAACAGTAAAAACATAAAGTGGATGCACTTTGAGGTAGGTAGCTAATACATAAAAAAAAATTATGCCAAAGAAATCAAACACGCTTATAAAAAGAAAAGACGGCTCCTACTCTAAAAGAGGGCTTTGGGATAATATCCGGGCCAACAAAGGCAGCGGTAAAAAACCAACTGCTCAAATGCTAAAGCAAGAGAAGAAAATAAACAATGGAAAATAAGACCGCGGCTTGGACTCGTAAGGAAGGCAAGTCTCCTTCAGGAGGTTTAAATGCAAAAGGCAGAGCCTCTTATAATAAAGAAAACCCAAATAAACCGGGATTAAAAGCTCCGCAACCCGGGGGTGGTAAAAGGAAAAACTCATTTTGTGCTCGTATGCAAGGAATGAAGAAAAAGCTTACTTCTGCAAAAACAGCAAACGACCCTGAAAGTCGAATAAATAAAAGCCTTAGAAAATGGAATTGTTAAAAAAAATATTACTTTACTCTATTGCTTTTTTTCTTATTACATCTTGCGCTGCACGGAAAGTAAACAAATCACTCGAAGAAAAATCCATTGTAATAGATAGCACTTCTATTTCTATTAAAGAAGTGGTATCTACTCAAGATAATAACATTGTTATTACTGAGGATTCAGAAGAAATTGAGATAGCTCCAATAGATTCATCAAAAGACATTGTAGTAGACGGCAAGAGGTATAGCAATGCAGTCCTTAGAGTTAAAAGGACAAAAAAGCTATCAATAGACAACACGAAAATAAAAGTGTCTGAAAAGTGCTTAGAAGAGGTTGTTTTGAGTAAGACTACAGCCGTAAAAGTTAAAGGAAAGCTTGTAGACAAAAAAGCAAGTTATAGTTCTTTAATATGGCTGTTATTAATTGTGCTAATTCTTGCATTAGCGCTTTGGATGTACAAAAAAAGCAATTAAAAATTTATCTTAAAAATACTATCTTTACCGAAATAAAATCAAATAAAATGAAAACAAAAGAAACTAAGTTAGCAACTCAAGAAGAACTAAGTGCAATTCAGGAAATGAATGCAGAGTTTAATAAAGCCAAGATGGCTATTGGAGATATTGAATTGCAAAAACACAACATTATGCGACATATTGAGCAATTAAAACTGAAGTTTACAGCTCACGAACAAGTGTTAATTAAAAAATACGGAAGCGATGTTGTTATTAATACTCAAACAGGAGAGATAACATAAAAAAAACAGTGTCATGGGAAAAATAAATGATTACGATATTGCATCAACGCCTAAACTTGAAGATAAGTTAATAGGAACGAGAGTTGGAGATAGTCCTATTAATGCAACATTCAATTTTTCTCTTGCAGGTCTTTTAGCCCTGTTTCAAGAGAATATAACTTTGCAAGATGTTCTTGATGCAGGTCGTTTTATAGGCGACGATTCAAAAACGGTAACGTTAGGGAATACAAGCATTGTGAAAACAATTTTAAGAGGAACTATTAATGTAGCTAACTTAGCTACATCTCCCGCAGGTTTAAATGTAGGAGACTTATGGATAAACGGAACAGTAATTAATATAGTAACATAAAAACAAAAAAAAGCGAGGCATAATAACCTCGCTTTTTTATACATTTGTAAAAATAAAATCTAATAAAATGAAAAAAAAATTAAACATAACAGAGTTATTGACTTTATCCGAATTGCTTGGCCAATGTACAATTATTTAGTAAAATAACAGAATACATGGCTATTAGAAAAATATCAATAGGCTCTGATTACAAAAGTAATGCGATGCATTATATTGTTGGTCAGAAGATACTTGGGGATTCTAATGAGATACATCTAATAACGTTTGATGAAAATAAACAATCTTTCAAGATTTATATTATAAACTTAAAAGAGGAAGTGGTTTTGTGGAAAGAGTTTAACTCAACAATACCTGTTTCAATTGAATACAACATCAACTTTTAATGAAGTCTCCTTTTTACTTCATAGCAAGACCTATAAACGGTAAGAGATACGATAACACAAAAGACATAGGAGGTATTGACTTTATTGTTAGTACTTCAGAAGAAGACCATAAGTTTTCAAACAGATATGCAGAGGTTGTCGAATTACCAATTGGTTACAACGGCCCTATTTCCATAGGCGATACTTTACTTGTTCATCACAATGTTTTTAAATATTACAACGACATGAGGGGGCGGCAAAAAAGCGGTAAAAGCTTCTTTAAAGACGACCTCTTCTTTATAGAAACAGATCAATTTTTTATGTACAAAAAAGGAGAGTCTTGGAATGCTTATGATAAATACTGTTTTGTAAAGCCAATCCCGGCTACAGAGTCTTACATTAAAAAACCATTTAGCGAAGAGCCACTAATGGGTTTAATGATTTATCCTAACGAATATTTAAAAAGCAAAGGTATTAGTTCCGGAGATAAAGTATCTTTTACTCCTGATAGCGAATATGAGTTCATTGTCGATGGGGAAAAGCTCTTTAGAATGTATGACCATCAAATAACACTGAAGCTATGACAAGTAAAGAAGTAAAGCTAAAAATAATTGCGGCAGGGCATAAAGCTGTTTTGGAACTTATAAAGGTCGCTGAGGAGTCTATACTTAACGGAAACGATGAAGGTGGAGACTTAGCTGCCGATAAGCTAAAGAACGCAGCAGCGACTAAGAAACTAGCTATATTTGATGCTTTTGAAATACTGAACAGAATAGATTCTGAAAAAGAAATGCTTACACTGTCAGAACAGGGAGCTAACAACGTAAACACAAGACAAGGATTTGCAGAAAGAAACTCAAAATAACATATACACTCTAGTCAAGGACTACATTCCTTCGATAGCTCTTACTAAAAAAAATAGTAACAAGAGTTGGCTGTACGGTTATAATGAGAAATACGAATTGATTGTAATATCAAAAACAGGACAGATTGGAGATATCATAAATATTTCAGGTCTTCATATAGCGCTTCCTAAAACTCCTAAAAAGTGTCTTCAAAGACACTCTTTGAAAGCAGAGCAATATTGGGAAAGAGAGAACACACCTAGTCAGCTCTCAAGGATACAGTCAGTTTTTCATTGGAACGAAATGCCTGCTGAATTTAAAAATAGATGGGTAGGTTACATCGAAAAGGAGTTTGACTATAGAGAACAAGGGTATTGGTTTACAAATAATGGCGTGCCTACTTACATAACAGGTTCTCATTATATGTATCTTCAATGGTCTACAATAGACGTTGGGTATCCCGACTTTAGAGAGGCTAATCGTTTATTTTGGATTTTTTGGGAAGCTTGTAAAGCAGACGAAAGATGTTTTGGAATGATATACTTAAAGATAAGACGTTCAGGATATTCATTTATGGCATCATCAGAATGTGTTACTATAGGAACTCTTGCTCGTAATTCAAGAGTAGGTATTTTATCAAAAACAGGTTCAGATGCAAAAAAAATGTTTACGGACAAAGTAGTTCCTATAAATAGCAGACTTCCATTTTTCTTTAAACCTATTATGGATGGTATGGATAAGCCTAAAACAGAGTTGTCTTTTAGAATACCCGCATCAAAGATTACTAAAAAAAATATGTATGACTTAGATGAAGACAGTATTGAGGGACTAGACACTTCTATAGATTGGAAAAACACAGAAGAGAACTCTTATGATGGAGAAAAATTACTGTTTCTAGCTCACGATGAATCTGCAAAATGGACTAAGCCAAACAACATCCTAAACAATTGGAGAGTTACTAAAACTTGTTTGAGATTAGGTAGTAGAATAATAGGCAAGTGCATGATGGGGTCTACTTCAAATGCGCTATCTAAAGGTGGTCAAAACTATAAAGACCTATACGAGGACTCACGTGTGAATGTTCGTAACGCAAACGGTCAAACAAAAAGCGGAATGTACTCTTTATTTATTCCAATGGAATGGAACATGGAGGGGTTTATAGACAGGTATGGTATGCCTGTTTTTGAAAAGCCTGAAAAGCCTGTTATGGGAGTTGACGGACGATACATTAAAAATGGTGCGTTAGACTATTGGAAAGCTGAGGTTGATTCTTTAAAAAATGATGCAGATGCTTTAAACGAATTTTACAGACAATTCCCTAGAACAGAATCCCATGCTTTTAGAGATGAGAGCGTACAGGCGTTATTTAACTTGACAAAAATATATCAGCAGATAGACTACAACGATAGTTTGATAAAAGAAAGGTTTCTAACAAGAGGTGCTTTTTATTGGCAAGATGGTGTTAAAGATACAAAGGTAATTTTTACACCTGATAAAAGAGGAAGGTTCTTGGTTAGTTGGACTCCTGCTAAGCACCTACAGAACAATGTTCATTTAAAAAACGGAATGAAGTTCCCCGGAAACGAACACATAGGAACCTTTGGTTGCGACCCTTACGATATATCAGCAGTGGTTGGTGGCAGGGGCTCAAACGGCTCGCTCCATGGTTTAACTAAGTTCCACATGGACGAAGCCCCTAGTAATGAATTTTTCCTTGAGTATATAGCAAGACCACAAACTGCAGAGATTTTCTTTGAAGAGGTGTTAATGGCCTGCATATTTTACGGAATGCCAATCCTTATTGAAAACAACAAGCCACGTCTATTGTATCATTTTAAGAACAGAGGGTATAGAGGTTATTCTGTAAATAGACCCGACAAGCAATACAGTAAATTATCAGGAACAGAAAGAGAGCTAGGAGGGATACCCAACAGCTCCGAGGACGTAAAACAATCTCACGCATCTGCCATTGAGTCTTACATAGAGAAGTACATAGGAGTAGACTTTGCGGGAGATTATAGGGACGTTGGAGAAATGGGAACCATGCCTTTTACAAGAACTTTAGAAGATTGGGCAAAATTTGATATTAACAATAGAACAAAGTTTGATGCTTCTATAAGCACAGGTCTTGCTATTATGGCAAACCAAAAGCACTTGTATATACCTGAAAAAAAAGAATCAAAAATTATTATTAACTTCGCAAGGTATTCAAATGATGGAACAAACAGTCAATTATTAAGATGAAAAACGTAACTATAGATATTACATCTTCAGCATTTCCAAGTCAGCTTGCAACTGATGCAGAAAAGGCTTCTGAGCAGTTTGGTTTGCAAGTAGGACAATCTATTCAGTACGAGTGGTTTAGAAAAGATGGAAGCAATTGCAGGTACTATAGCCAATGGAGAGAGTTTCATAGGTTAAGACTCTACGCAAGAGGGGAGCAGTCTGTTGGAAAGTACAAAAATGAAATGTCTATAAACGGAGATTTATCTTATTTGAATTTAGATTGGACTCCTGTACCTATAATCCCAAAGTTCGTTGATATAATCGTAAATGGAATGGCTGACAGAATGTTTAAGCCAAAAGCTTATTCTCAAGATGCTATGTCTCAATCTAAGAGAAACAAGTATCAAGACATGATGGAGACTCAAATAGCAGGGAAAGAGATACTGAGTCAAATACAAGAGTTGTCGGGGGTTGATCCTTTTATGATGAACCCTGAAGAACTCCCCGGAGATGATGATGAGTTATCATTGTATATGCAGCTTAATTACAAGCCTTCAATTGAAATAGCAGAAGAGACAGCTATAAATACAATTTTTGATGAAAATCATTACGATGAATTACGAAAGCGCCTTGACTATGATGCAACTGTTATAGGTCTTTCTATCGCTAAGCACGAGTTCCTTCAAGGAGCAGGAGTTGTTATATCTTATGTTGACCCTGCAAACGTGGTTTATAGTTACACAGAAGACCCATATTTTAAAGACTGCTTTTATTGGGGAGAAATAAAGACACTTGCTATAACTGAGTTAATGAAAATTGACCAAACATTAAGCAAAGAAGAGTTACAGGAAATTACCCAATACAGTCAAAGTTGGTATGATTATTTTAATGTTGCTCAGTTCTATGAGAACAGCGTATTTTCAAGAGACGTATGTACTTTAATGTACTTTAACTACAAAACAACAAAGAAGGTAGTTTACAAAAAGAAATCGCTTGATAGCGGAGGTTCTAGGATGATTCAGAAAGATGATAGTTTTAACCCGCCTGTCGAAATGATGGAGGAAGGTAAGTTTGAAAAAATAGAAAAGACTATTGACGTTTGGTATGAGGGGATCATGGTTATGGGAACGAACATTCTTTTAAAATGGGAGTTATCTGAAAACATGGTAAGACCAAAATCATCTTCACAACACGCTATCCCTAACTATGTAGCTTGTGCTCCACGTATGTACAAAGGGGCAATAGAGTCTACGGTAAGAAGAATGATCCCTTTTGCTGACCTTATACAAATAACCCATTTAAAACTACAACAAGTAATAAATAGGTTAGTACCTGATGGTGTGTTTATAGATGCTGATGGTTTAAACGAAGTTGACCTAGGTAATGGTGCGGCTTATAATCCTGAGGATGCGTTAAGACTATACTTTCAAACAGGTTCGGTAGTGGGTAGAAGCTACACTCAAGACGGAGACTTTAATAATGCAAGGGTTCCAATTACTCAGTTAAGCTCAGGCTCAGGAACCGGAAAGACACAAATGCTCATTGCAAACTATAATCATTACATGGATATGATTAGGACGGTTACGGGATTAAACGAAGCTAGAGATGGCTCTATGCCTGACCCTAACTCTTTAGTTGGATTGCAAAAACTAGCGGCATTAAATTCAAACACAGCCACAAGACATATTCTTCAAGGTGGTCTATACATCTACAAAACATTAGCCGAAGCAATAACCTATAGAATAGCTGATATATTAGAGTACTCTGACTTCAAGGAAGACTTTATAAATAAAATAGGCAAGTACAATGTCTCTATATTACGAGATATTGCAGACCTTTATATATATGATTTTGCTATATTTATTGAGGTAGCCCCTGACGAAGAGCAAAGAGCACAACTTGAAAGCAATGTCCAAATAGCTCTTTCTAAAGGAGATATTAATCTTGAAGATGCCATTGACATTCGTGAGATTAAAAACTTAAAGCTTGCTAATCAACTGCTTAAGCAAAAAAGAAAACGCAAGGAAGAAAGAGAAGAGAAAATGAAGATGCAACAACAAGCCATGGTTTCTCAGCAACAGATGCAATCTCAAGAAATGGCAGGTAAAATGGCTATGCAAAAGGCTCAGCAGGAATTTCAAATCAAAATGCAATTAAAAGTAGTTGATGCCAAGTTTAATGTTAAAACATTGCAAGTAGAAGCAGAACTAAAGTCTCATTTAATGGCAGAAGAGTTTGGATATACACAACAAATGAATGGTATGCAAACAGAGATGATAAATCAAAGAGAGAAAAACAGAGAGAAGTCAAAAGATGAAAGAATAAGCTTGCAAAACACTCAACAATCAAAATTGATAAATCAACGTAAAAACAATCTAGCGCCATTAAAGTTTGAGTCTAATGAGGATAGCTTAGATGGATTTGATTTCTCAGAATTTGACCCAAGATAAAATTAGAAAAAAAGTTATAGATTTGTAAAAATTAAATTAAATCAAATGGAAAATATTAAAGTAAGAGTGCTAGATGACGGAGACCAAAAGGGGACTGCACAATTAGAGCAAGAACTTCTTGAAAAACATGAGAGAGAAAATGCAGCAGGACTTCAAATAGATACTGTCGTAGTTCCTGATGTGATTATACAAGAAGATGAATTGTCAGAAGAAAAAGTTCTTTCTTATTTTGAAAAAAGATATAATAAGCGTATTGATTCATTTGATGAGTTAATGGCAGAACGTAAAGAAGCAGAGCCAATCCCTGAGGATGTTGCTGCTTTTATGAAGTATAAAAAAGAAACAGGGAGAGGTTTTGATGATTATGTGAGTCTTAAAAAAGATTACGAATCAATGAACCCCGAAAGTTTACTTGTAAATTATTTGACTGCAACCCAAGAAGGGTTAGATTCTGATGATATTGACACATTAATGGAAGCCTATAAGTATGATGAGGACATGGATGATGAGTCAGCGATTAGAAGAATAAAGTTAGAAACAAAAAAAGCTGTTGCTGAAGCAAGAAAGTTTTTTAATTCTGAGAAAGAAAAATACCAAGTGCCGCTTGAGTCAAGCACTGCACTTGTTTCTGATGATGAAAAAGAAGACTATGAAAGCTACAAGCGATATACTAAGCAGTCAAAAACTGTTGATGAGGAGAATGAAAGAAAAAGGAGTTGGTTTAATAAAAAGTCCGATGAGGTTTTTGATAATGAATTTAAAGGTTTTGAGTTCAACGTTAATGACAAAAAAATTACTTTCAATCCCGGAGATGCTGTTGAGCTCAAAAAGATGCAATCGACTCCTGCAAACTTTATAAATAAGTTTTTGGATTCGGACGGTCTTGTGAATGATGCAGCAGGTTATCATAGGTCATTGGCTATAGCTATGAATCCTGAGAAGTTTGCCAAGTTCTTTTACGAACAAGGTCAATCAGATGCAACGGAGGGGACGATGCGAGCGATAAAAAACATAAATATGTCTGACCGCAGAGTTCCTCAAATTACAAAATCAATGGATGGAATACAGGTAAAATCGGTTAACCCTGATTCAGGTAAAAGCTTAAAAATCCGAAGTATAAAACGTATTTAAAAACAACTAAAAATTAAAAAATGGCAGGTTCAATTCAAACAACGCCTACTTTTGCATTACAACCGGCAGCGGAGCAAGTAGCGTTACAAACAAACTACATTACCGACTTCAACTTCTTAAATCAGTATCTTCCTGATACTTACGAGAAGGAATTTGAGCGATACGGTAATCGTACAGTAGCTTCCTTCTTGAGAATGGTAGGTGCTGAAATGCCTTCTAATTCTGACCAAATCAAATGGGCAGAGCAAGGAAGATTACATATTAAATATACAGCTTGTACCTCTGCAGGTGTGTTAGGAGCAAACACTGCTACAATCACTGTAGCTGATAGTGGTGTTACTTACATTGCTATCAGAGTAGGTCAGACTGTTATGATTCAGAACAATGCATCAGGAGTCTTTAACAAGGCTATTGTTACTGCAGTTCCTTCGGCAACTACTTTCACAGTAGCTTACTACGAGGCAGGCGGTCAGACTTTTGCTGCTGCTGCTGTATGTACCGTATTTATATACGGTTCTGAATTTAAAAAAGGAACAAACGGAATGGTTGGTTCTTTAGAGGCTGAAGATGACTTCTACTCTAACAATCCTATTATCATCAAGGACAAGTACGCTGTAAACGGTTCTGACATGGCTCAAATAGGTTGGGTTGAAGTAACTACTGAAAACGGTGCTACAGGATACCTTTGGTACTTAAAGTCAGAGCACGAGACTCGTTTAAGATTTGAGGACTACTTAGAGACCTCAATGATTGAAGCGGTTCCTGCTGCTACAGGCTCAGGCGCAAAAACAGCAGGCATGATGGGTTCTGAAGGAATCTTTTATGTTGTGAATGACAGAGGAAACGTTTGGGGAGGTGGTACACCAACATCTCTAACCGAGTGGGACTCTATCGTTTCTCGTTTGGACAAGCAAGGCGCTATTGAGGAGAACGTTATTTTTGTTAACCGTGGATTGTCTTTTGACATCGACAATATGTTAGCAACATTAAACGGATACACTTCAGGTGGTGTGGCTCAGTCTGCATCTTTTGGTTTGTTTGACAACGATGTTGACATGGCTCTGAACTTAGGATTTACAGGATTCCGTAGAGGTTATGACTTCTACAAGTCTGATTGGAAATACCTAAACGACCCAACAATGCGTGGTGGTCTAAACCAAACTGCTGCAACTGCTGCAGGTACAATCACAGGTCTTTTAGTTCCTGCAGGTTCTACATCTGTTTACGATCAAATCATGGGTAAAAATGCAAAGAGACCTTTCTTACACGTAAGATACCGTGCTTCAGAAGCTGAAGACCGTAGATACAAAACGTGGATTACAGGTTCTGCCGGTGGAGCTCAAACTTCTGACTTAGATGCAATGGAGGTAAACTTCTTGTCTGAGCGTTGTGTGTGTACTCTAGGTGCAAACAACTTTGTATTATTCCGTTTTGGATAGTATTTAATAAGAATGGAAAGAGTGTCTTCAAAGACACTCTTTTTATTTTTTAACGAATTGAATCAAATTAAATTATTATAAAATGTCAACAACAAAAACCGCTACGGCCACAAGTAAAGTCTACAAGCTACTTATAGGTAGTCCACTTTCTTACACATTATCATCAAGAAACCATCCAAAGTTCCCTTTGATGTGGTATGATGAAAAAAAGAATGAAAATCGCGCACTTAGATATGCGATAAATCAAAAATCCCCATTTGAAGATGAGCAAGACGGCAATGCCATTCTTGAGCCAATCATTTTTGAAGATGGTTTTTTAACTGTTCCTAGAACAAACCCTTCTTTACAAGCTTTTCTGCATTACCATCCTTTAAACGGAAACATATTTTCAGAAATAGACAGAGAAAAAGAAGCTCATGTACAAGTCGCTGACTTAGATATGGAGATTGATGCTTTAATTGAAGCACGAAAACTTTCTGTAGAACAGATTGAAACTCTTACTAGAGTAATGTTTGGGAAAGACCCATCAACAACATCTACTTCAGAATTAAGAAGAGATATATTAGTGTTCGCTAAAAACGACCCTAAAGGATTTCTTAATATTTTAAATGACCCTGAGCTTCAGTTTCAAGATAAAATAAAAAGGTTATTTGAAGAGGGCTTATTATCCCTTAGAAATAACAACAAAGAGATTTGGTTCAATACCGCTACTAACAAAAAGAAGATGGTTTCAGTACCCTTCGGAGAAAACCCTTACGATATAGCAGGAGGTTATCTTTCAAGCGATGACGGGATTGACTCTTTAAAGATGTTAGAGTCTAATCTTCTTGAATAAATTAAACCTTATTCGATATAGTTACTACAAAAAAGCACGGAATTAATCTGTGCTTTTTTTATTATATTTGTAAAAATATCTAAAATGATAAACGAGGTCAGAAATGCGGTTCTATCTATATTAAATAAAAACAATTACGGATATATTTCTCCATCAGATTTTAATTTGTTTGCATCAAATGCACAAATGGAAATATATGAGGAGTACTATAGCAGTTACAATAAAGTAATAAATTTTGAAAATTCAAGAATATCAGGCACTGATTATGCTGATATTGAAAGCCCAATTGCTGAAACACTAGAAACGTTTTTGGTTACTGATTACTTGGCGAAAATAGATGCTCGTTCTTTTTCTATACCTACATTAATAACCGTGGGCAATGATTCTTATTATTTGCTTAAATTATTGTGTTATCCTAACATACTAGCTTCAGGAGTTTCTACCGGAATAACCCCTTCTTTGCTAGTCGATTCTAGTGCATCATTTATATCAGACGGCATAAAACAAGACGACATTGTTACCAATATTACGACAGGAGCCGTAGCAAATGTCATAAATGTGATATCAAACACTCAGATAACATTAGACTCTGACATATTCACTGTTTCTCCTCAAAATTACAAGGTATTTTCTTCAGTAGTAAAAGAAGCTGAAAAAGTCAGTGTGGGAAGAATAACACTGTTAAACAACTCACTTCTTACTAGACCATCTAATATTTATCCTGCATATACCTTGGAAGGCGAAAAAATAAAGATTTCTCCGTCTACTATAAATAACAAAGGACAAGTTCAGGCTGTGTATTTTAGGCATCCTAAATCTCCTAAATGGACTTACGTTGATTTAATCACGGGAGAGCCTATGTTCGACCAATCACAAGCTGATTATCAGGACTTTGAGCTCCCTAACGAGGATGGCTATAAGTTAGTTACAAAGATACTTGAGTATTGTGGTATAAGCATTAGGGAGCCTGAGGTTACTAATTTTGGTCTAGCCCAACAGCAAAGAGAACAACCTACATTTAGCATCCAACAATAATAAAAACGTATTAAATGGCTTATATATCTCAATATCAGTATTATGAAAATAATGGAAACCAACCGCAAGATGAAATGTGGGGGTCATACCAATATGTTAGCTTAGAAGACGTTGTAACTAACTTTTTGCTCATGTATTCGGGCAATCACTCATTAATAAATAATGAGGAAAAATACAAGGTTTTATTTCACGCAAAGAGAGCGATACAAGAGCTTAATTACGATGCGTTTAAGGAAGTTAAGGTATTGGAGCTAAACGTCTCTGATTCATTGCGATTTGTGCTTCCTTCTGACTATGTGAATTGGGTTAGAATATCATTATACAAAGATGGTTTTTTAAGACCTTTGACTGAGAATATTCAAATTATCTCATCTAATGCCTATCTGCAAGACAACGTTGGAAACATATTGTTTGACCAAGCAGGCAATGTACTTCGTCCGGAGTATTCAGACATTGATTTTGAAAGACTTACTAAGACAAAAAAAAGTATCTATTTAAACCAATCAAATCAATTTCATGGGTCTGAAGGTTACAATTTTGAAGGGATGTGGTATTTTGATTATCATATAGGCACTGCATTTGGGCTCAATACAGAGACTGCAAATTTCAACCCTACTTTTAAAATAGACAATAAAGCAGGTGTTATAAATTTTGACTCAAGTATGTCAGGAGAAATGTGCATAGTTGAGTATATTTCTGACGGAATGGAGGGAGGAGATAACTCACGTATAACTGTAAATAAATTGTTTGAACAATACATTTATTCAGCTATAAAGTATGAGATATTAAACGCAAAACTTGGAGTTCAAGAATACATTGTTACTAGGGCTAAAAAAGATAGAAGAGCCTTGTTAGCAAACGCAAAAATACGAATAAGCAACATACATCCGGGAAGACTCTTAATGAATCTAAGAGGTATGGATAAAATAATAAAATAGTATGGCAAATATCAGCAGGAATTTCCTAATGGGGCGTATGAATAAAGTCATAGATGAACGAGTACTTCCTGAAGGAGAGTACGTTGATGCTATGAATGTCAGAATGGGCTCAACGGAAAATGCAGAAGTTGGGGTTATTGAAAACACAAAAGGTAACACACCCCTTACAAGCTTGGCTTACATAGACGGAACTCCTCTAAGCCCAAATGCAAGATGTATAGGAGCCATTGAAGATAGTGCAAACGAAACCCTATATTGGTTTGTTCACGACCCTACTTTCTCTGTTGGCGTAACTAATAAGCTTGATTTAATAGCTTCATTCAACGTTTTAACCACGATTCTAACCTACCATATTATATCTATAAATGATGGAGGGAATATAAATACTACATTAAACTTTAACCCTAAATACTTAATTACAGGGGTTAATATAATTCAAGACTTATTGTTTTTTACAGACAATTACAATGAGCCAAGATTTATAAATATAAACTCAAACTACCCTAACCCTGTTTTAAATGTAGACGAGTTAGATCCTGAGTCAATTTTAGTGATAAAAAGACCTCCAATAGAGTCTCCAACCATACGTCCAATAACAACAAGTGGTCAAGAGAATTTTTTAGAAACAAGGTTTATATGTTTTGCCTACAGATACAGGTATGCCGATGGAGAGTACTCTGCTACTTCACAGTGGTCTGCTCCTGCATTTGTTCCAAATCCTTTTGAGTTTAGCCCAACAAGTATGCTAAATGAAGGCATGACTAATTTTACTAATTCTGTAATAGTTGAGTACAATTCAGGCGGGCATCTTGTCGTTGGTATTGACTTGCTTTTTAAGCAAAGCGAAAACAACATCATTAAGGTAATTGAAAAATTAGACAAAACAGATTTAGGACTTGCAAATAACGCACTATATGAATTTACTTTTAACAATAGTAAGATATTTACCGTTTTAAATGATGCTGAAATATTAAGATTGTTTGACAATGTTCCATTGCTTGCTAAAGCCCAAACCATTATGGGAAACAGGCTTATGTATGGGAATTACGTTGAGGGATATGATTTAATTGACAAATTAGGAAATCCTGTAAAAATTGAATACGAAACATCTTTAATTGCAGAAGATATTGGCAACAATGTTCTTACTGACACTACTCAAAATGGTATCTACAATATAGACCCTACTGCGATTGGGCTTAGCGTGTCTGATTCTGTTTTTACAGTTGATTTTACAGGAATAGAACTAAATGAAGGTTCTTTAATATCAATAGACTTACAGATATCTCATAAGCAGTGGACAGGATACACTCCTTCTCCTGATGAAGTATCAGAAGATATTAATTTGTCATTTAGTTTTTTACTAACCACGAGCTATTCTTCTGTCTATGAAATGGCAACAAGTCCTGAGTTTATAAATGCAATTGGAACACCTTCAAATATACTGCCTGTCTCTACGACAGTTTTAGGTCAGGACACATCTTGTAATGGCAACACATTTACAGATTCATTTAATTGTCAGTTACCTAATACTCTAGGTGGTTCCCCAAATAATTTTACAAAATACGAAAGCGGCATAAGTGGCTTAAATACAAACTTACAGCCTATAAAAATAATAACAACTCCATCAAGTAGTGTTTTAGGGTTTCAACTACTAGCAATGGCTTATGTTGACGACATAGCTTTACCAACAAAAATTGCTTATGAATACTACGAAGCAATTTTCGTAAGTGCCTTATTTCAAGAAATTGCAAATCCAAGAAGTTTACATAGCAATAGAGGTTACGAAGTAGGTATTGTGTACATGGACGGCTTTAACAGGGCGACCACAGCTCTTGTAAGCGCATATAACGCAGAGTATGTACCTTGCGGTTTTTCTATAAATAAGAACAGTATAAGGGTCAATATACCTGTTACTCAAAGAGCTCCAAGATGGGCAAAAAGATACCGATTTGTAATAAAACCTGACGAAGAGCGATACGAAACCATTTACAGCAATTTATTTTTTATAAATCCTGAAACAAACGAGGCTTGGCTTTTTCTTGAAGGAGAAAACATGAGGAAAGTTGAAGAAGGCGATAGACTAATTGTAAAATCAGATAGTCAAGGCCCTACTTTAAATTGTGTACGAACTACAGTTCTTGAAAAAGTATCTCAGCCGTCAAACTTTATTGAAATACCACTAGAGGGAACTCCGACTACTTATTTAGATATACCTGCAGGACTATACATAAAATTAAACCCAAACAATTTTAATTTAACAAGAGAAGAAAACTCTATTATAGCTCCCGGTCAAAGAAGAAGAGTTGGGTCAAGCGGGCAGTCTACTATATTATTTTACCCTATGAATGTTCCTAACCCATTAGACCCCGGGATGTTTATAGATTATACTGTGCCTGCAGGAAGCAGAATACAGCTAAGTATTGATTGGAACAGAGCAGGAACAGGGAAACTTTGTGAAAAAAGAGGATATTTACTAGAAAAAACTTATATATCTACTGCCGAATATGAAAATATGTATGATTGGTTTGTAGGAGACAATATTAAACTAACTATAAATACAGGTATAGATAAAGGTGGTAATCAGGTAAATGTGTTTGTCCCCGGACTTGATGCTACTCCTGCTCCTGAGCCTAGTAATATTTATTTTAGTTTTTTCAGGGATTTAAACACAAACGCACTCTCACTTAGACTTACAACCACAAACAGTTGTAGAGGAGGTAACTTTAAATACTCAAGAAGCATTTACGTAGCTGCGACTATTACTGTTTTTAGAGCAGATAGCTTAGTTGTTCTTGAGACGGAACCATTAGATGCTTTGCCTGATGTGTTTTTTGAAAATGAACTATCTTTCCCCATAGACAGCGAGGGGAATCATGGAGGTAATGTCCAAAACCAAGATATAATAAATGGAGAGCCTGCCATAGTAGATACAGGATTTTTTAACTGCTACTCATTTGGTAATGGAGTAGAGAGCTATAAAATAAGAGACTCAATTGTTGGTAGGTCATTTACTTTTGGAGAAAGGGTAACTGCTGTTGCTGAACAAGACTATAAAGAAGCGCACAGGTTCTCTGACATCACATATAGTGGTATATACAATGGCGAGTCTAACATAAATAGGCTAAACCAATTTAACTCAGGTTTATTGAACTTTAAGCATTGCGAAATATCTTTTGGCCCTATATCCTTATTAGATGGAAGAAGCACAGACATCCTTGTTCTTCAAGAGGACAAAATATCTTATGTTTTGTCAGGTAAAAATTTACTATCTGATTCAAGTGCAGGAGGTGTAATAACAGCTACTCCTGAAGTTTTGGGAACACAAATAGCTCGTCCTGAGAAGTATGGTATTAGCTTTAATCCTGAGAGCTATGTTCAATGGGGTTCAGACCGATTTTTTACAGATGCAAAGCGTGGCGTTGTGATTCAACTAAAAGGTGGAGAAACAGGAAACCAAGAATTGCAGGTAATCTCTCAGCTAAATATGAGAACGTTCTTTAGAGATTCATTCAATGAAACTATAAACTCTCAAAAACTAGGTGGCTTTGACCCTTACATGAATGAGTATGTTTTGTCTATAAACAAAGAGTCTTTACCTGACAACTCTCAGTGTATAAATTGCGGAATATCTCAAACATTTACACTTTCTAAAAATAACGAAGATTTAAAGTCATTTACGTATTGCGTAAACCTTGGTGCTGTAGTAGGTCTGACAGGTATAAATTGGATGTTTTTATCTTTAGAACCCGGAGCAGAAGTTAACATTTCTGTTCTATACAATGGCGTAAACACAGATTCAGGCTTTACAGGCTTGGGTGGTAATTTGTCTTTTGATAAAGACAACGTGTCTATTGATTTTGCTGAAATAACTATACAGTATAGTGGAGACATGGACATCTCTATTGTTGTGGGGTGTGTGGACTCTCCTCCTATGACTATAGTAGAGGTTGTTTTAACAAATAACTACCAAGCAGGAGAAACAATACACACTCAATATAGATACAATGACGGAGCTTTCGTAGGGCCTTTATTCTCTAATCTAGTTCTTTTTGATACAGGCGTTACAATTCCTCTTGTATCTAGGTATAATACTGTATCAGGATTTGTTGGATCAGGTGGCTTCCCTCCTGAGTCAAGCACAATGAGGTTGTCAACAAACGTAATATCCCCTGATAACTTTGTGTTTGACCCTCTTGTAGACAAGTTCAGGTATTTTAGGGGAACAACTCTGTTTAATAATACAGACCTTGACATTCAAGCTTTACTGCTTGTTTCCTTGCAAGCATCGCCTAATCTAGGTTTGGCTCCTTCTTACTATGCAGATTTTATAGTGCCTCCAAATGCAGATGGCGAGTTCCTTTATTTAATTTGGGATTTAAGAGATTCTGTATTAACAAACCTTTGTTTTGGAGATACACGAATAGACACTTGTTGTAATTGTCAGCTTGGAGATTATTACTTAAACTCTTCATTTACAACAGCTACAAGTATATTTGATGACAATAATTTGACTCAAGTATCATCAAATGGGTTCTATTCTGAAAATGGAATAGTACGAGAGCTGATAGACGGAATACTGCTGCCTCAACAACCTTGTCAACCTTGTAGCGTTGAAGTATCTTTGTGTTTTGGTACAACTAGCGTTGATGTTTGTTGCGCTTGTGATGAGCAATGCATTAGCTCTTACAATACTTATTCAATAAGTAATAACTCAGCAAACACACAAGTCGTAGGTTTTTATGATGAAAATGGAATATACAATGAAATATCAATAGGCTCTAATCAATCACAAGACATTTGCAGTGTTGGAGCACCAACATCTTCAAATCAAGAAGTGATAATATTATTTGTATCTTGTGGATGCATAACTCCTTAATCAGTAAATAACTATGGCAATAAATTTAACATTCTATTTAGATGCAGCAGACTTAGCTTCTGCTGTATCTGTATATTTAGATTTTAATCTTGTTAACTTAGCTCCTGATGGGTTTTATTCAAATTCAACAATAGTAAGGCAACAATCATCAGGAGTGCTATTAGAAGCCACTATTTGTGAAGAATGCCTACCTCCTTGTGGAGGATTAATCTCTGTTTCAGACAAGGAAGGTATTTATTTACTAGAAATAGGCTTAGGCTCCACTTCATCAGATGTGGGCGCAGTAATAATAAGATTCGACCCTTCAGATGTGCCTGACGGTATCCGTGCAATATATGATTCTGTAGTTTACAATAAATTAAGCTCTCCTGTAGATGGCGTGCATCAAAGCGGTAATCCCGGTAACTTTACAATTATAGGGAACGTAAATACTACATCAGGTTGTAGCGAATCTTGGTATCCATCAGGAGGCTCAGTAATTGTAGATGAATATTTGTATGAAGGTAATTCTTTTAGTCTTACAGGAGACTCTCAAACGATAGAAATAGACTCTAATGACATTTCATTAGGAGATCCACCGGGAAATTCAATTATGGTAATACCAAAGCTAAATGGTACTCCAAACATAATAAATATTCAAGTTTTAGGGCCTTGTAGTAGCACGAAATGGGATATTAATATATCCTGCCCTGCATTGCTACCTTCATTTTCATCTTCTCAGATGCAAACTAATACCAATATAGGTTGCATGAAAGATATAGATCAGACGTTTTATTTTGCGAAAGTCCATTTAGCTTCAGATACCTTTGTGGGGTTATACGACTATGTGTTTGCCGATGCTTATGGGCAGTTTTCATTAGCTGATGGATATTATCTAACAGACAATGTAGCCTCTCCAAACAAAACGTTAAAAGTTTTAAACGGAATAGTAGTATCAATAACTAATTGTATTTAATTATGGAATATACTTTATCATATAGCGAAGGTGTAAAAGGATGGGTTTCATTCTACTCTTATCTTCCTGATTGGATGATTGGAATGAACAATTACTTCTACACATTCAAAGGTGGGGATTTATATCGCCACAACACAAGCGAAGAAAGAAATACTTTTTACAAACCATGGTGGGTTAAAGTCGGAGAGCCACTACAGGCGTTTCAACCAACTACATTGCAGACTGTGTTTAACGAGGCAGTTCTTGAGAACAAATTATTTAAGACGATTTTAATAAAGGGAGATGCACCATGGTCTGTACAATTAGAGACAGACATACAGGTGTCAGGATTTATAGATAATGATTGGTTTGAGAGAAAAGAAGCTACATTTTTTGCGTTTATAAGAAACAATTCCATAGGCGAACTATCATTAAGAAGCGCAAACGGGATAGGCAACAGCTTAAGTGTAACAGGCGCAGGCACAAGTGCTGCTGAAATAAACTTTAGCATTAGCCCTTTAGTTTCTCTTGGCTCAATACTAAGCATAGGAGATTACGTTTATTTTGGCAACTCCCAATCAAACTTTGGAGGAATTGTTGTAGACATAATAGTTGACTATCCAAATGGTATAAATAGGTTGGTGGTAAATAATAACATCATAATCCCTCAAACTACTCCGATACCGGACGATATAAACTTTTTCTTCTTCATAAAGAACTCGGTTGCTGAATCTCATGGAGTTTTAGGACACTACTGTGTGATAAATCTTCAGAACAGTTTAAACAGTAAAATAGAACTATTTACAATTGAAACTAATGTAATGAAAAGTTTCCCTTAAATTCAATATCTTTGTATCTACATGAGCTTAACTATTAGACCACTTTGCGACAATGATTATGAAGACATACTTTTAGATTGGTGGAAGTCTTGGGGTTGGGAAGCCCCTAAAAAAGATTTCCTTCCTGACGATGGTAAGGGAGGCTTAATAGTTTACGATAAATCTTTACCGATATGTGCAGGGTTTATCTATATGACAAATTCAAAAGTTGCTTGGGTCGATTGGATTGTATCAAGCAAAGAATACAGAGTAAAAGGAAAAAGAAAAGAAGCAATTCAGATGTTAATTGAATCTTTGACTAATATAAGTAAAAATTCAGGCAGTAAATATGCTTACGCTTTAATAAAAAACGCAAGTTTAATTGAAGTATATAAAACCCTTGGATACAATGAAGGAGAATCTTACACTAAGGAAATGATAAAATTACTATAAAATGGGAGTAGCAACAGCAATAGCTATAGGTGGCTTAGCCATATCAGCAGGTTCATCAGTAATGTCCTTTACGCAAGCAGGTGCTCAAAGAAGAAAGCAAAGAGAAGCTGAAGCAAGCGCTGTAACGGCATTGGCTGAAGCTAGAAAAAAGTTAGAGATAAATTTCACAGATGAATTATCTATAATGAAAGAGCCTTTCGAGTTACAAAGAGATGCTATGTTGTCTGCAGGCGCACAGGCTATTGATGCAGGTGTTGAAAGTGAAAGAGGAGCTGCTGCTGTAGCAGGTAGGGTTCAGATGGCTCAAAACGAATCGCAAGCAGGTATTAGAACAGCAATGGGACAAGAGCTACTTGACATACAAGCCAAGCAGATAGCCGAAGACTCACGTTTAAGGGACATAGGTGTGCAATTAGACCTTGGAGAGGCAGAAGGCGCACAGCTTGCAGCTAGGGACTTTCAGGAGGCTGCTACTGCATCTACCAATCAAGGTTTCCAATCAGTTGTAAGTACTGCTCAACAGGGATTAAATATGATTCCATTATTCATGGGTAAAGGTATAACTCAAAGTGAATTAGGAGGCTCAAGTCTTACTCCTGACGAATTTCAAAAAATAGGTAACATAAGAGGAGGGAGCATGGGTGCTGATGCTGCTTCAGGATTTACTAATCTTGACCTAGAGACTGTTCAAAATATGAGCCCTAAAGCTTTTGATGAATTTATAGCAGGATTACCTGCTGAGCAGAGAGAGTCTATGCTTAATATTTTAAAGTCTAAAAGATAAAAAATGGCAAGCACATTCTTTGGTTACGCGGAAAGAGATGCTGATTCCCTAGTAAATTGGGCATCAGTTGGACAGGATATGAGCGATATGCTCGCAGAAACAAATAAGGTTCGTCAAGAGA